TTATTCAGTATATTCTTTTCTAGCATAAGGTTCTCTAGTTGGGAACCTTGTTAGAATTGTTCCAACACTTTCGGTTTCTCTATTACCTTCTGCATTTCTAGTATATTTTGTATCTGTAAAGAATAAATTTCCTTCTTCGTCAACTTTAGCAGTTAATCCACCAAATGTACTTGCCGCCACTGCCGCTGGACCGTTCATATGAATTTCAGTTGCAGTTTCATTATGATTTCCACCGCTTTTAATTTCTGTGTTTCCAGATGCTGTAAAGTGATTAATACCAGTAGTTGATAAATGAAAATCTGCACCAGATGTTATTGTAGTTTTGTCACCTGTTTTTGCATTCAATGATCCTGCTACATCTACATTAAATGAATCAGCAGTTGTTCCTATTGTTTTAATATTAACATTTCTTCCTGCTTCAATATTTAAATCTCTATCTGCTCTAAAGTTGATATCTTTTTGTGAACGTACACTAACCGAATCTGCCGCCCAAACATCTATCTTGCCATCGTTGTCAATTTCAACCCAACCGGTACCTTTTTTATTAATAATATAAACGTTACCGTTAGTTTCATCTAATAGCAATTGTGCGCCTGATTTAGTTCTTAATCTAATTAATTGTTGTTCACCATCATCCATTACAAATTGGTTACCGTCTGGTGTT